TGCGGTTAAGCTGGCAGTCGATGCCCAGCGAGAGGATACCGTTTTTATCGGCAGGATTTACCGCTGTGTATTGCACCTTCGGGGCGGTGATCGTGATGATGTTTCCGACGGCGCCGGTCAGCGAGGCGGTCAGGGCGCCTTCATTTCCGGAGCGCAGTTTCCCGTAGAAATCATAGGCGGCGACAAGCGTCTCTTCCGGATCGAACGACAGAGTGGGTTTCCGGGCGGTGATGACCGCCGATTTGTGGCCGCTGATGGCGTTAACATCGTCGCGCAACGATACGGTATTATTGACCTTGATTTCCAGCGACCCGATAATGGCGGCATAGGCCTCAACGGTGAACGAGGAGTTCATGAAGGGGATCGGGAGCGTGGATTCATAGGTTACGCCGGTGAGGAGCGCGCCGTCCACATCAGAGAAATCGGCGCCGGTAAAGATGAAATGGAGCATTCCCGGCTTGCCTTTCTCCAGTTTGAGGCTGACGTCGCCGCGAGCGCCCCAGATCTTCTTGATCTTGCCATCGATGTAAGCGGCCATGGTCATCGCCGCGATTCCGGTTGAGGCGGGCAGGTAGGTCACCGACGTCACAGCGACGATGGTCTCGCCGAACCCGCAGCACTTCAACAGCTTCCCGAATGCAGGCGCCGTTCCTTTGGTTCCTGAGCCCTTCAGTTCCACGTCAAACTCCATCACAGCCGACCGCGCGCCCGGGATGGACGCCCAGGGCGACAGCGAGGCGCTGACGTTCGGCCGTTCTCCAATCTCTATTGTGGGTTTGAAAGATAGATTCTGTACCGAAATGACATCCACAGCGGCAAGCGTCTCCGCCGTTCCTTCGGTCGTTTCCGCCTTGCAGGCGAGCTGGCAGCGATTTTTAAGCATTCTCCATTACCTCCTTTTCCGTTTTTACCGGCTGCTGGGGAGCGATTTTCGCGTCACCTCCCATAGTCGGCGTTGTGATCTTCTGAAACTCCGCTTCGGATATCTCGCGTCCCTTTGCGTCCCGGTAAATTGTCCGGCCCTCATTGCAATGATCTTCCATGGTATCCTCCTGTTATGGCGTGTATGTCACGCGCTCTTCAACACGCAGACTTAACTCCGCCCGATGAACGAGCGTCCCTGGAACGCCTTCTTTTTCGGAATCCAGCCAGTCGGTGTCAACGTCCTCGATCTGGAGCGGATCGCTGTTCATGACTGTGCCGTTCAGACTGTAATTCGATTTGAAGGCATCGAATATGGCATCCAGCAGCGCCTGAAACGTGTCTTCCGATGCGGTTTCGTCGTCCAGTTCGTACAGGTAATCGATCCGGAATTGGTGGTAACGAATGATATTCGGCAACTCGAAACGCTCGGAGGGAGTGGCAGCACGGTACACCATGCAGGCGTTGATCTTTCCATCCGATGTCATCATGTTCCTGAATACGGCGCGGGAGCGTGAATATCTCCGGCGGGTATAGACCACGCCCACCCCGGACACTCCCTCCAGGATGCCTTTGATCTGCGCCTTGATCGTCGCTTCGCTCATCGGGTCACCCTGCTCATCCACACCTGCCAGACCAGGCCGTCGTCGATCAACTTTCCGAAATCGACAATCCAGTGCGCTGCGCCGATCAGGATGTCGTCGCCTTCGGCAACCGATGCTATATCAGAGACCATGATTCTGGCCGTCGCGTCCGTATTCATGTCGTCTGTCCCGTCAGAGCCATCTCCTGAGCCGTAATTCATAAGAATGGGGATAGCCGGCATTGCCGTGCCGCCCTTCGGCGTATAGGTCGCCGTAATGGCGAATTCGTCAGGGTTGAAAAATACGGATGCCAGGTCGGCGGCTCTCTGTTCTTTGAAGGTAGTCATGATTTCCTTCTTAACTTCCCGTTGTTTGCTGCATCTTGCCCTTCCCCCGGAACCAGGCGGCGATGCCAAGGATAGGGGAAATTGTCGCGATAATCGCCGCAACAGCGCCCAGCATCGAGGGCAGTTGGGCGAGAATGGCTGCATCTATTTTGAAATACATCACGCCGATATACGACACGATTACGGTCAGGCCGACCAGTAGCGCAAGGATGGCCACACTGAAGCCTACCGCCGGGCGCCATGAATATTGCGGCCATTTTTCGGAATTGCTCTCGCCCTGCATCGTTTCGTTGACCGATTTCACCTGGGTGGCCATTCCTTCCAGGCGGGCCTTCGTCTCCTCCAGTTCGATCCGCATGGCGGCCAGCTTGAACTCATTGTCCGCCTGGAGGATCTTTGCCGCCGCCTGGGGATCGGCCTGAATTGCAGCATGAACATCATTTGGAGAGGATGAGGGCGAGAGGCCGAATATCTTTGTAATAGCTCCGATACCAATACGAGCGCCGGCGGCGATCGTGCCGACGCCCGGGATAAACGTCAGCGCCTCGCAGAGGGCCTCCGCCCCGGGGGCAATGTTTTTGATCGTATCAGCAACGTCTTTCCATTCCATGGGACACCTCTGTCACGCAATGCTGTTTATGTTTTCGGCCACCTTCGCGAGGCGATTCATCCAGCCCCTGAAGTTCTCCTGCTGTTCCGGATGGCGCGAGACGATTTTATGATAGAAGATGTCGCGTTCCCGGATAACATCCCTGGCCAGTCCCGGAGCGCTCATGGAGAGCGCGGCCGCCACTGTTTTCGGGCCAATAAAACCATCCACCGCGACCTCCGGCCTCTTCAGCCGATTGATCGCCCTCTGGAGGAATATGCCGGCATTGCGCGGTCCGTGGTTGACCGCCGAATCAAACATCAGATAGTCGAGCCCTGCAGGAAGTTCATCGCCATAGATCTTTTCCCAGAACAGCTTTCGATAGACCAAAGCGGCCTCCTCCGGGGTATCCAGCAGGCGAACGTCGTCAATATCGACATCGCCGTCATGATCGAAATCACCGTAATCGAAGTCCCTGCGAGCATCCTTCAGCGTGTTGAGGGTGATCCCCAGCCGCGTCGGGCCGCCCATGTCGTTAAGACGGTTCGTGAATTGGTTTCCTTCGACAGACAGTACCAGTTTCAGGGCATAGTCAAAGTTATCCTTCATTTGCAACACCCCGACTTGATAGCGTTGTGTTCACCCTGGAGCTTGTAGAAATCTTCAGAGAGACGATCAAGCTTGGAAAACAACAACGCCTGGTTGGCGTCTATTTTCCGCAGCGTCCGTATCATGAACCAGGCAACAACCGTGATCAGCGCCCAAGCCATCATCGAAATCAGGTCCACATGCTCATACCATGACGGCATGCCTGCGTTATACCCTGCCGCGTACGCCAGAGCGGCAGGCGCGTTCATGTAAATTAATCCAATCAATAAAATACTGCGCATCGTCAATTCTCCTGGGACCGTTATCATCGCTTTATTGTTCCAGTCGGGGCCGGGTAGTTATCCCCGATGGCCGTTATCATCGCTTTATTGTTCCGGTCGGCGCCGGGTAGTTATCCCCGACCGGAACAAAGAGGCTTATGTGTGGATGTTGCTGAAGAGATACGCACAGGACGCGGCGATGTTGCTCACCACGCTCCCCGCGTCGTCCTTCGACTGCATGAAGGCCTCGTCCACGTTGTGACGGACACGGAAGACGTCCGACCGGATTTTCTCTTCCCGGTACTGCTCGACGATGGCGTTCTGGGGGCTGTCGTCGGTCCAGAGGAATGTGCGCCCGATTCCCGGCTGGGTGAAGTCGTCGCCGCTGGAGATCTTCACCAGCATGGCATACTCGGAACTCCAGAAGTCGGCGATGACGGCCGTCTTGTTTTTCTTCGCCGAATTGTACACGCTTCCGCCGATGAGCACTCTGGGGACATCGAAGACGGCGGCAAGCTGGTCGCTTGTCATCTTGTTGAGGTCGATGCCGGGGAAGGTATATTTCAGCCGGTTGACGATCTGATCGCAGTTTTTCAGGTCTTCGAAGGTCGTCCAGGAGATGACGAGGGCATCCGGCAGCATGCCGCACTGCAGGCGGAAGGCCGCCTTTGCGTCCTTCACGTCGCTTATCGGCGTGGCGGTGGCGACTGTATTCCACTCTGTGGTCACCGCATGGGCGGTAAAATTGGCGGTGTTGAAGAGTTTCGCCGCGATTCTCTTTTCCTGGTTCCGCAGGATGATGTTCATGGCGCGGTTGGTGGCGATGAAATCCGCCAGGCCGGGAACTCTACGGTCGAGCAGGGCGCGTTCCGTGTCGTCCACGGACTCCTCCCAGCCCTTCTCCTGGGTGTGGTAGAGACCGTTTTCGTATTTCCAGTCGCCGCGGTTGTATGCACCGCGGGGAGACCGCGCTACATCCGGGGCGTCGAGGAGCGCCTCCTGCGGGATGACGGGGTAGGTGGACGACTGGAACGGCGTCTGGAAGATCGGCATGATCTCCTGGCCGATATAGCCCATAGTGGCCCCCTCGTAATACTCAAGGACCGCGACCCCCAGATCGGGTCGGTAAACTGCTGTGTTGGTTGCTGATACAGGCATTTTTATGCCCTCCTTTCGATTGTTTTGATGTGTCCGCTGTTACGCGGGCAGGACCTCGATAATGGCATTGTCCACGCCGGATTCCTGGGCGACTCCAACTGCGGATCCCGAAACGGTATCGGTAACGATTCCGTCATTGCCCATGTACAACGTTGCGCCAACGGCGATTGCAACTGCCCCGAGGCATTCCATTTCGAATGTCCCGGGGCAGTTCTTCAGCTTGACAGCCACTGGATCTCCCAGGGAGACGGCGTATTCGGTAACGCCTGCGTATGCCTCCCCCGCGTCGGCATAGACGACCTCGGGAGGGATGGTGGTCGTGCCGGACTTCAGCTTGACGCACCGCCGGGCCTCGAGGGCCTCTCCGGCCCTGTATGTTTTTACTCCTTCATTCCACATGGTTATTCTCCTTTCTGGGGGGCGTCCAGCCCCGTTTGCTGTTACGCGTTCATCTTCGCGAGCCAGGCCTTGTGGGCCTCCGGGTGGTCCTTCATGACCGCCTGCATCGCGGCGGTTTTTGTCCCCTTGTTCACCGCCATGCGCTCACTGACGAGGGCCATAAAATCCTTCTCCCCTCCGGATGCCGACGACTGCCCGGCGCCCGGATTCTGTGCCCCGGCGCCCTGAATCGCCGCGAGCATTTCCCGGCGCTTTACCTCATCCGCTGTTTCCTGCGGATTCGCGGCAGCCGGGTTCAACGCCGAGATAGCCTGAAACTGTTCGACGGTAACGCCCGCGGCGACGATAGCCTTGAACTTTTCTCCCGCCTCCGTCCCGAACTGAATGGCGGCCAGCCCGATGATTCTTTCCCGTTCTATCGCCGTTCCTTCCATCTTCAGGGCTGCCGCGTCCACGCCTGCCGCCCCCTCTTTCCGAATGGCCTCGACCAGCGCCGGATATGCAGCCGCAAGCTGTGCAACGGTCGCAATCGTGAGGACATTCCCTTCAACTTTGTCACCCATGACAAACTCCTTTCCGGGGGAATTGCCCCCTGCCGTAAATGATCTTCTGTTATCTGCACTATCGTTAACCAGTGAGAGGGCTGCCTCGACGGCCGTCTGCTGGTTGCCGATCCTGTCAACCAGGCCCGCTTCGAGGGCCTGGGTTCCGATGAACATCCTTCCGTCGGCCATCTTCTCAATAACCGTCGCGGCATCGATCCCGCGCTGTTTTGCCACCGCATCGATGAATATCCCGTAGTAGTGGTTGAGCTGCCCCTCGTACATGGCGCGCGCCTCCAAAGAGAGGGGCTCCGCGTCGTTTCCCAGCGTCTTGTATTTTCCGGCGGAGAGGTATGTCCGTTTGAGGCCGTACTGCTTGTCGTTTTCCGAGTAATCGTAATGGACCATCAGCACGCCGATGGAGCCGATCACCGAGGCCTGCTCGGCGACAATGGTCTGCGCGGCGCTGCCGATCCAGTAGGCGGCGCTGGTCATCATTCCATCGGCGTAGGAGACAACCGGTTTCCCGGCGGCGATCGCATCACGGATGGACTGCGATACGGACTCCAGGCCGAAGACGGTCCCCCCGGGGGAATCGATTGCCAGAACGATCGCCCGGATGGCGCCATCCGCCATGGCCGTCTGGATCGCGGAAATGATGTCGGGAATGGCGGCGCCGCCGAAGAGCCAGGTGTAAAAGCTGGGTCGTTTGGTGATGGCCGAGGAGATGGGGATTATGGCGACGGCGTCCTGGACGGCATAGGGCTTTTTCTCCGGCGCAGGCGTCGGGGGCATGAACCGGGCCGCCTCGATCGCGATCTCCTTCGATGCAAGAAAGGACTGGAAGGAACTCCCGAGGGCGTCCAGCTCCTCTTTTTTCATGGCCCAGATTTGACCTTCTGCAAAGTCGGTAATATCCATCACGTTTCTCCTATGACTGATCGAGGCCGTCGCCGGCGTCTTCCATGTCGTCCACGGCGCCGGACGGCGAATCATCGACCAGGGTGGTCTGGTCAATCGGCTGTTCGGTGAGGCCGCGCTCCTTCATCATCTCCTGCTCCTCCTGGAGCTGATCCATGGTGGTGCGGATGTCTCCTCCGCGCTCCGCGATCGCCTCGGCCCGTGTTTTCAGGTTGTTCTGAATCGCCAGAACATCCGCCTGAACGGCCTTGATCGGCTCGATATCGCCCTTCGGGGCGCCGCGCCATTCCGCCCGGGTGAGTGAGTATATGTTGTTGTAGAAATTCTTCACCTTCAATGCCCCACGCAGATACGCCTCTTCCTGCAGCATGGTATAGACCGGCTGGCAAAACCCGTTGCCCAGCCAGACGCGATGGTGGACAAAAACGCGCCAGGCATCGAGCATGGCGGAGCGAAATCCAGCGAAATTGACCCCTTCGGTGTCCTTGAACAATACCGGGTAGGGCATGCCGACGGCCATGGCGGTTGCCTTCTTGATCACCTTGGTGAATGGTTCGAAAGTGGTGCCGGGGCGGTTCGCGGTGATGGCGCTGGGTTTTTCGCCCGGGTTTCCGTACATGATCTGGCCGGGAATCCACTCCTGGTAGCGGGTCGTCTGCTCTCGCTGGGCTCCCCCGGGCGGGCGCGTCGTCTCTGAGAAAGCGGCGAGGTTTTCGGCGACGTTGAACGGGTTCTGTCCGTTCTGCTGCTCAATAAACAAGGCGAAGGCGGCCGTCACGATGTTCGACACCAGTTCGGCGTCGAGGTAGTCGTTGAGATCGCGGAAAAATTTCATCGCCGGGGCGATCAGCGGGAAGCCGCGCACCTGTTCGGGCTCCCGGGCGATGAATCCATGCAGGACATTCCAGCGATGCCCCTGCCGGGCTGGGACGCGCAGGAAATTCGCGGACACGTTGGGGGTGACGCCGTGGCCGCGAGGATCGGACTTCTTGATCCAGTAGGCGACCGGCTGACCATAAGCGCCAAGCTCCACGCCGTCGCGGATGTTGGGATCGTTCAATTTGTCAACGGGGGTTTTCAGGCGCAACGGGTGCAGCACCATGCAGGCCAGTGAATACGGGCGCAGGGGGTCGTCGATCATCGGGAGCAGCACGAGGTACTCCCCGAACTGGATAATGCAGCGCTCGATCAGGAATTGGATGGCCCCGAAGGACATCCGACCGCCGGCATCGGCAAAGGGCGCCCATGTCAAATAGGCAGCGCGTTGCCGGGCTATAATCTGGCGCGCCTCTTCCTTCTCGATGCCGAGGACCTCCTGATCGATCATTGGATGAGGCGAAAGCCCGGCGCCGATTACGGTTGTGGCAAAAGAATCGACAACGCCCGCGACATGGGGATCGTTGTTGGTCAGATCGATGGAGCGTTCGACGATGCGTTCCCGCTCCATCGTCTCCTGCTGGCGGCTGGTAAGGCGCTGGGGAACCCAGTTCTTCATGCTCCCGGCCCGCTTTGAGGCGGCACGGCTGTAGGTGTAATTGCCGGGTGTGCCCAGCGGGCGGTTGTCGGGGCCATACAGCAAGGGCTTCCCCTGCATCATCGCCGACATGGCGTTGACCGCCTTCTCAAAGATGTGGGCCTGGGCCATGTCCATCAGTAATCCCTCCGGGGAATGCCGATATTGATGGCGGGGCCGCCGGTATTCTGCTCGGCCTTGTACCGGGCCAGCAGCTTCTCCTCGCGGGCCTGCAGGGCGGAGAGGTTGGCCCGCGTCATGCTGTTCGTGCCGGAGGTGTAGGCCTGGCTCGTCATGACCGCGGAAATGGCAGCCTGGACTTCTTCAAGTTGTGCGAGTGTTGTTTTTAACGCCATCACAAACCTCATGATATAGTGGTCCGTCGATACGGTTGCACCATACCATGGGTTTTTAGCGGAAAATTGAAATCGGACAGCTTTTAGCCGCCAATGACCCAGCTATTAGCCAGCTATTGACCACTAAAGTTCTTGACAAGGTTTTTTCAATGGATTTTTTCGGGGAAAATCTTAACAGGAAGAGGGTAATTTTTATCTCCAGAGGACAGGGCTCCGCAACGATGGAGTCAGACGGACAGGCGCTTCAGGTCCAGGTACATAATGATGGTATTGGGATTTTTTTGTTCCTTCAGGGGTATAAAATCATTTTTTCCATAAAAGCTGATCACTTCTTCCTTGTTATAGGCATCAACCGTAATAAAGCGACAACCCGTTCTGTTTTCGGTCGTGAAAAACCTCTTCGACATATTTATTATAAGCGTTCCAATATTCTTACCATGTAAATCTGACCTCACTCCAAGCCTGGCGATCTTTACGGCGGGCATGGTGGGATAAAACCTCTTTTTGTTCGGAATAGCCCTCTTTGATTTTCCTTGTAGTTGCGTTAATGGTATAGAGTCATTGCAAAAACTAACAAACGCCACGGGCGCTTCCCCCATGACCTGTTTGAGCACATACGTTTCCGCCATCAATTCATCTTTGTGCGCCAAAGCATCTTCTTTGATGAATTCATTAAGGTCATCATCGCCGCAACAAAAAACATGGAATTGAAAAAACTCACCCGGTTCGATGACACGGGTGAGTTTCCAATCAGCATCACTTATTTCATTCCTCGTAATGGAGAAATTAACGTTTTGGTGGTTTGGCATTGGAGTTCAGTATTTCCAGCGCTTCTTTTAGTCTGGGGGTTGAAATTAACTTTAAAGGCTTCTCCAAATCTCTCTTGACCATCGCCAGAAAAGCTTCTGACTCCCTTACATTCAATTTCGGCGTAGGAGTGATAGGCCGTGCCATGGATACACCATCCTTTCTGTCATTGTTCGTTGAAATCTTTCCGTGAATTATTCAACGCATTGATATTAATATGTTTGTATATAACTGGCGGAGCTTGTACACTCAACGTTGTTGTAATGTCAAGTTAAATATGTCACCATGGTCATGTCTTCTATTAAGGAAGATGGCGATGGTTCGATGAAGCCTGGAACGGTTCATCGTCTCCGAGGATTGTATCTTCCGGCAAGTTCTGCGCGTTTGACTTCGTAATAAGCCGAAAAAATTCATCGATATTGTCCGTGTGGGCATAGCAGCGGCCCTCGATGTAGAGCACCGGCATTCCGGCACGGATGAACTTCAGGTAGAGATGTTTCGATATCCCCGTGTAATCGAGGATCTCCTGGCGGCTCGTGAGAATTCTTTTGTTGGTCGTTTGATTCATCGGCTCAACCATCCCGGACGCTCGAAGTCCTCATTTCGTTTGTGCAGTTTGTAGATTGTTGGCGTCTCTTCCGTCGAGGGTTCCTCCGGCTTGCGGGGCGGAGCCTTCTCTGCTGCCTGACGCTTCAGGAAGCCGGCCAGCATCTGGAGGGAGGGCTGCCACTGGGGATCGGCGCAGGCGGCGGCCATCACCTCCGCGTCGAGGAGGTGGTTTGCCAGGTAACCCCGCCGCACCCGCCAGCATTTTTTCCCCCGGTGTTTCGGATCCGGGCCGTATTCCTCGGACAGGAGCTGCCGGGCGTAATCCTCCCCGGTGTCCGCATGCAGGAAGAATTGCTGGCTGTCGCTCTCTTTGCGATCGAGCCGCCAGTGGATCAGGCCCTTGAACTGTTCGGTGTCGAGGAGGCGAAGCTCCAGGCCTCCCGGGATCGGCTTCTGGCTGTAAGGCATGGAATCGATCCGGCTCTCGCGGATCCTCTTGCCGTTCCATGATCCGACAGTCGAGGCGCCCTTTATCCCAAAAATACGCAGTATCGGAGCGCCATTATTGCCGAAGGCTACCGGCGGCTGGCGGCGAAGCCATTGATATGTTTCCTCCGGCATGGTTGTGCCCTCGCTTTCGTCCGCTCCTCCGCCCGTATCGATCGCAGCGCGCCATATCTCCATCGTGTTCTGCGACCCCTCTACCCGATAGGATGTCCTCCAGATAAGGGTTTCGACGTCCGCCCAGCTCATCAGGTAGCCGTACTGGATCAACCAGCTCGTGAGGTCCTCTCCCCAGGCGCGCACGACGAACCAGAACCCGCGCTTCTGGTGGTCGATTCCGGCGGTCAGCGCAACCGCCTCACGGGGAACGATGAGCGGCGGGATATCAATTCTGTGGGCAAGCACCGCGCTTTCCTTTTTCGGGACGATGGTTTCCTTCCACTCCTCGGCGGCATGCTGGGTTACCCAGACTTTCAATTTGTCGCGCTCCTCCTGCCCCTCGACAAAGGACGCCGCAGCCTCGGACATGGACTGGACATACCACGATTGCAGCTTGAAGGCGATCGTGCGGGGGCGCGCCAGAGGAGGGGCGTCGGCATCGGGCTTTGCGGGGCGCCATCCCGTCTTCATGGTCGCCAGCACCGCCTGGTCGCGCATGCTGTCGTCCCATGCCATGCCGCAGGCCGAGCAATAGTAGCGGGCCAGCTTTCGGCGCAGAATTTCGCGCGGATCGCGGCACTTCCCCCAACTGATGTTTTCCCAGAGCATCCGCTGCTCCTCGCCGCAGATCGGGCAGCGGGCGTAATAATAGCGTATCTCGTCGGAACGATCCCTGATAACATGGCTCAGGAGGCCGGATTCGTCGTTCGGAGTCGAGGAGCCGTATATCTTGTAGGTGTAGGGAAAGGAATTTGTGCGGGCGCGGGCCAGGTGGAAAAAATCCGGCTCCGACCCCGTGGCGGGGGAAATCTTGTTCATTTCATCGATGATGACTATCTCCATGGCATCCGACGACACGGCGGAGGCTGAACCTGCCCATGCGCCGATGATGTCCATGCCGTTGGCAAAGGCGATGGAGATATTTGTTGTGTCGTCCGCGCGGGGGCTCATCATGGCGGCTGTGCGGGGGGATGCCT